CCTAAAAATGAGGCTTCTCCCGGAGTGGAGACTCACAAGAGAGCCTTCACTCCCTCCGCTGTCCGTTACCGGATCAGCCAGCACACAGTGCTGCCTTGTGGCAAAGCTATGCTATGTCACGTTTAATATGGTAGCCAAAAGGCTTTCCATACCCGAGCTTTATGCGTAGGGCTCGGGGCCTACCAGCCCGTAACAGATGCTGGGGATCAAAGATTGGATCATCTGATCTATTTCCCAGCGTCTTTACGAGGGCGCCATAGCCATCAAGTTTACTTGATGGACTATGTGAAGACACTCTATATCCCTTAACCAAAGGGACCTGGAGGTCAGGATGAATACGATCGACTTGATAAAGGTCGACCGAATTCACGCGCCCAAGTATTGGACTGGAATCAAGAACAATCGGATAGTTGCCATGAAGGCACTTCTCCAGGATTGTGTCCAACCATTTTGCCGTATCGTGATACCCTCGTTTATAGAGGTTGTTACGAAGGGCAACAGTTGAGACAATTTCTTGTTCCTGCCCAGTTATGGGTTTCCGTGTAGAAGGTAGTACATGCTTAACCTTGGCGATTGTTACGTCTAGGCCAGCAAAATACTCCTTTTGCAAGACTCTCTGTACATACCTGTCCAGAAAGACTTGGTGTTGTTCACTCTTAGGCCGTAAGCCTGGAGTGTCTGCACCACGGATTGGGCCGCTCGTACAGGGACGACTATGTCATCTCCGTACACGCGCACCAACCCTGAAAACTCCTTAATGAGGTTTTCAGGGCGGATGGTCGGATAGACCCTTCGCAATCCTATGAATACCAGAATCGTAAAGATAATGGATTCGATCGGAAAGCAAAGGGCTGAACCCATTGACGCATACTTGGATAGGTCTAAGACTTTTCCAAGCACGCTAGCTTGTGGTGACCTCATTGCCATGACAGCCTCTAATACTAGAGGATAATCACGGAATATGTCCCTTACAAGCTGACTATCTACTAGATCCGATGCATCACTCAAATCGAGTGTAGCAAATCCTACATGCAGAGATCGTCGATTGACAATCTCAGGCATTGGGTAGGAGCCCCGGAGCGCAAGGAGCTGGTTAGGCTCTTGTGACTTCCAGGACATGATCTCACCGATAGAACTTCTATCGATGTGTCGTGTAAAACTGTCGCTAAGCCCTTGCTGTGCATATTGCATAGCAGTCGACTCAACGGCAATTATCCTAGGAGTAGATAGCGTCTTAGGTACTGTAATAACCTTAACAGGCATTACAGTGCCGGGCACTGCGTTTCCTGATCCAATTACTTCATGAAAGAAGTAGTTGGTATAGCTATTGTAACCGTATCTTCCTCTCGGAAAAACGGACTCTAGCTGATCAGGCCATGACTGCAGTCTAGGAACAAACTTCTGGTTACCCTTTAGTTTGTCGACAACTGCACCCGGTCCATGGACTGGGCGGAGTCGTTCGTGGTCAATATCACTACTGACCTTTTCGAACACAGCTCCGAACAGCCAATCACTCATCGTAGTTACAGCCAATCGCATTTCGCGAGTGACCGTAGAACGGTGAGATTGGACAAACGCATCGTTCTCGATATAGCGATTTAGAGCAGCTTGAACCCTTTTGGGGGAGCACTCTAATTCAACCTTCTTCAGTAGTCCAGAAATCTGGAACATACTGCGGATGGCATTGACTGATTCCAAACAGTCAGCCATATCGAGTAACCGACCATCACCTTCATCGAACACGAGCCGTAAAAACCCACCCAGAAATATGGGGAGTTTAGATTTGCCTCGGTTGAATGACCGAAACAAATCATTGGCTACATAACCTCGATCAAGAGACCTTTGTAGGTCCTTGAAAAAGGTTGCTAAGGTGATAGTCATAAAACTATCACCTTCGTGTTCAACTCGACTCAAGATGGTTTTAATATCTTGAGTGGTGTCGATACCACATAGATTGCCAGATTCTCTGACAACCTTAGTCAGGAGAACTGCTAATAGGCTATTCATTGACGCTCCTTTCAAGAGCTGATCAATCCGTAGCAAATAGCGGTTCTTCGATCCCTAATGCTTTTTCGGTGAAGGTTTACCTCCATTAGAAAAAGCGAAGTAACCTATCAAGGTTACAGCGATGAGGGACTGAAAGATGGTAATGCCAAGCAAAACTTGGTCCACCGTCAACATCAGTTCTCAAGCCCAAGCAGTTTCTTCGTGTTCGTGTCCGTAGTCGCCGCCATATTGGCGATGATTCCGTTCCAGAACGTGAGAAGCTCGGTTGCGGTAAACCCCTGAAGGGGTTTATTCACAGCGAGGGTCACGAACGCCTCAACCGGCTTATAATCAGCCGGACGAAGCGGATCCGAGACCAGCTTGCTTAGTCGCACCTGGACGCTGGATGAAATCCGCTTACCACGATTGTGGCGAATGGACATCAAAAGCGTTCCATCAGCACTGGAGAATTCTCCAGTGCCGGGGCCGGTACCAGTCCTCGGAAGAGAGACTGCACCGGATCCAGGGTTGATACTTTGGGGATCTGCGAACGCCATTTGCGTTCTCCTTATCTTGTGAATGGGTTTATAGTCCGGTTGTTACCAGACTGTTTACGTCTACCATTTATGAGATAGAACGCACCTTAGTCTCTCTGCTCAGTTTGTGGAGCTACTAAAGTCGTGCACCGATCTTGCCTTGTGTGGCAAGCGTTGCCAAAATGGCAATCTGTTGGGCGTTGAGCCCATTCAGATTAACGCCAAATCCATATGGAGTTGCACGCAATCTCTCTTTCTTATCTTGAGTGATAAGAGAGTGGATTGGCCCTGTGGCTTTACCCGCAAGGATAACGCCAGAATGGGTGTACTTCTGCGAGACTTGTGTCTCATGCATAAGGTACGCGTATTGCAACACCTGGTCACCAGCTGAAATTGCTGCATTGAGGGCTAAAATGTCCCCGATGTTAACAAACCAGTCGGAAAGCCAGGTCCATGGCGCGAGCTCCCACAACAGCTCCAAGTCTAGGCGAATACCTAGAGTTTTCATGGCTAGCTGCGCGATGCGATGTAGATTACCAAACAACTGTGAATCAGTTGCGAGGTAGTACATCCATCGCGCCGTAAACCAGTACCTTTCATAGGTAGTGGTTTCGGCAGTGAGGTCGCCTCTTGTGCCGATCTGACCGTTAGGTTTAACAGGGAAACCACCCGTCGTAGGATCTTTAAAAAGATCCAACCCAGGGTAGGCCCCATTAGGCCCAAAGGGAAAGCCCAACCAACCGTTTGTGAAAACGGTGGTGAAAGAGCTTGTCCTAATCGGATCGTCACGCCGAGTACGTCTAACCGTCTTGTCAGGACCAGCATCACGCTGGTACTGTGCGATAATGTCGTCTATCTTCACGATAGCCTCACATATCTTCAAGATATCGGAAACCAAAGGCGCCCAACCAAAAACTGTGTTAAGATATTCGGACCCAATATTTTTGGGCAAATTCCGTCTATCAAACAGTTTATGATCAAAGCGATCAAATGGAATCCGAGGCAAGTCAATAACAAGTTCTGCTATTGCTTGCGTCAGGTTAGCGTGGGATTTCCCCGGAAGAGAATTACGAAGGAATCTTGTTCCTTTCGTAATATCTGCAGCAGGGACTGAAAACGTTACACGATCATGTCCATCTGGTGCATTGTGTCCTGTCCAAAAAGGAACAGGATCCGTTGCAAACAGAGGCCCACGGTAGTTACAACCACCGTAGCCATTACGGACAATATAGTCATCATGCGAGTTAACGATTTCGCTAACTCGTAGATTTCTAAATTCGTGTCCCGTATCAAACGGCCAATGAAACTGCACGACATTAGCATTTAAAATCTGCTGGTAGTCGTAGTAGCTATCAATGGTCGCACTTCCCTCAGCACTACTCCTATAGGAGTAGTTCTGCTCGTGAGAGATCAATGAAGCGATGTATTGATAAGAGCCAGCCCCAAAAGAGGGCTGAAGATAGTACTCACGATAACCCGGGAAACCCGGGAGATTATGAGGTGCTATGCTCAAATCTCTACGTCGATTTTCATAACCCGCCATGAATTTTCCTATGGATAACTAAGGGTCAGCGAGATGATGCACTGCAAAATCTCATTGCTGACAGAGAGAGTATTTCCCTGGCATCTTTCGACACCGGGAGGCCCCTAAGGGGCCTTCCCGGTGTCGAAAGATGCCAGGGAAATACTCTCTCTGTTCCCAATGGACGTATGC